AACTCAAAGGCTAGAAGCAGTACATCGCTTCTAGATTTCGCACGAATTACATACCCTTTAATAGGAAGAGACCTATTGAAAGGAAGTAACCCATGGCTCGTCTATCACCCGCAAAACCAATCGTTAATGAGCGTAACACAGAAGTTGTTTCATTCAGTTGCACCCCGTCTATGTACGAGATGCTTCTGGTTGAAATGAAGCGTGTTAACGCGAAGAACCGTTCGGAACTGGTGAGGATGATCGTCGAAGAATACTTCAACGAAGAAGTCTGACTAATAGAACTATATACGGAACATTGTATATAGTTTTTCGCAGAATTTACAGGGTATATAATAGGAACCTACTAAGGAGAAATAATGCCCAAGAAGCAGTTTTCAGACGGTACGGAATTCGGAGCCAAAGAACTCGCAATCGCAGTTGCTGCTGGTGCCACAATCGGCACAGCCATCTTCGTTGTGAAGGAGAAGCTCTCGAACATGTATTGGAAGAACTACCGGAAGCGTTACAACCACTGAGTAACAACCAAATAACTAGATGCAGAACATCGCATTTAGTTTTTGCTTCGCAGGAATTACATTGCTTCTTATAGGAAACTACCGAAAGGACTTACCATGAAGAAGTTGACCAAAGTGAAGAAGTTTATCGCCGAGAACGGCTACGAACTCGTCTACGGAACAATCGTTGTTGGAACGGTCGCACTCTACGGATACGTCATCTATGCCTCAGGGCAGCAGGTGAAGGCATCCAATGAAGAGTACGCGAAGAACCAACAGATTATGCGTGACGCAGTTCTGGCCGGTAAGACGGTACTCCCGAACACCGATGGATCATACTGGATCATCGATAACGACAAGAAGTAACACCCCAGTAGATTAGAAGCAGATACAACGCTTCTAGTCTTTTCAATTTAGGAGGAAGAATGAAAGCAATTCTGATTACAGTCGCGAACCGTAGTATTCTAGGAACGAGGTGGAATGTCGAGTTCACAGACTACGACGATGTGTTGCCAATTGGCTATTGGTTGGTCGCGGACTTCGGTAATAACAGTATCGAAGACATGCCCTTTGAAACTCTCACACAGGAGAAGTTCACAGAGACGTTCGGGGCGGGACCATTTACTGCGCTTGAGAACGATTGGATTGAGGTGGGATGATGAAAGGTCTTAATCACTATAAGTACGGATTGACTGACTACCAAATGGATCAGTTGATGCCTAAGTTGAATGAGATGGATCGTAACGCTCGAGCTTATGGGTGGGAGATCGGTAGAGGTGCCCCCATGATCGACGAGATGATTTATTCGGATGACAACCCATTTATCAACCCTAATTGGAGGGAGAATGTCCAAGTTAACGAAGCAAGAGATCGAAGCTCTAATGCGGAAACACCGGATTCCGAAGGGGTCTGATAATCCTGAAGCACAAGCATTGGGTGCTCCACCCCTTCATTATTTAGAGGAGGAAGATAATGACAGTCAACCTCCTTCCGCACCAACTGGAAGCGATTGAGAATCTAAGCAACGGTAAAGTCCTCTGGGGTGGTGTGGGTGTAGGAAAGTCCCACACTGCCCTTGGGTACTATCTAGCAAAGGAAGAAGGTCAAGATATCTATGTCATTACCACTGCAAAAAAACGTGACTCTCTCGATTGGGAATCCGCCGCCATTGATTTTGGGTTGTCCACAGATAGATCGCTCAGCGCTGCTGGAGTTCTTGTGGTCGACTCTTGGAACAACATCGCTAAGTATGAAGCAGTCGAAGACGCTTTCTTTATCTTCGACGAACAGCGACTCGTGGGTAACGGTGCGTGGGTTAAGTCCTTTCAAAGAATTGCGGGCAAGAACCGATGGATATTGCTTACAGCAACTCCTGGAGACACTTGGATCGATTATGTCCCTCTATTCGTGGCAAATGGACTCTATCGAAATCCGACCCAGTTCAAACGGGAACATGTTGTATACGCGCCTTTCACTCGATACCCAAAGATCACAAGATATCTTGGAGTCTCAACTCTAGAGAAGTACCGAAACATGTTGCTGGTAGAAATGCCATACGAGAGGCACACAGAAAGGGTATACGAATGGGTGGAATGCGAACACGACAAATCGCTCTTGGATGTGGTGATGAAGAAGCGGTGGAATCCGTACGAAAACAAACCACTGAAAGATGTGAGCGAGATGTTTCGGGTAATGCGCAAGGTTGTGAACTCGGATGCATCTCGTATATCTGTTGTGAGAGGACTGATAAAGGAACGAAAACGAGTTATTGTCTTCTACAACTTCGACTACGAGCTGGAGATATTGCGTACCCTAGCGGAGTATGTTCCGGTTGCGGAATGGAACGGTCATAAGCACGAAAATCCCCCTGAAGGAGACGAATGGGTATACCTAGTTCAGTACACTGCGGGGGCTGAAGGGTGGAATTGTACTTATTCTGACACTATTTGCTTTTATTCATTGACCTATTCCTACCGAAATTTTATGCAGTCCTCCGGGCGAATTGATCGACTTGATACTCCGTACAGTACGCTATATTACTACGTTTTGGTGTCAAATTCGATGATCGATAAGGCTGTTCGGAACGCATTGGAGCACAAGAAAATGTTCAATGAGAGGGCATTTTGGCAGAAAGAAATAGGCTCTGACCAGGGCTTTGTTACGAGACCAACCGCACAATAGGTATTAAGTACAAACTATACCGAAATAAGTAATAAGTACAAAGGTTCTGACTCAACTCTTGCTAGAAAAACGTATATTTGTACTTATAATCTACACTCACGACTAATAGTATGTACTTTCAAGTAAGTACAAAAGTCGGTTTTCTACAAAGGTTTTAGTCTAAGAGGTTTGTACTTAATACCTATTTTGCTACTTTTTCGATTGGAGGAATTATTCATGGAAATTCAATGGACCACCATCCAAGACTTCCCAGACTACTTGATTAGTAATGAAGGCGACATCGTCAACAAGAATAGTGGTCGTTGGTTACACCTTAGCGCCACATCTGAGGGAGTAGTCAAGGTTGGTCTAGTCTGTGGTGGAAAACAGCACACAAGATCAGTTAAGGTCCTAGTGGCAGAAAACTTTGTCCCGGGGCAAGATGACGTGTTTGATACACCGATCCATTTGAATGGGGACCGTCGTAACAACAGGGCGGACAACCTAGCCTGGCGACCACGTTGGTTCGCTTGGGAGTATGCTCGGCAATTCAGTAACGTCACGGATAAGGAACGTCTGGGTCCTATTAGAGATATGGATTCAGATGAACGGTATTTCGATGTATTGGAATGCGCGACACTAAACGGATTGTTGTTTAAGGACGTTCGCGAGGGAATCGTAATGAGAGAATCAGTGTTCCCAACGTTTCAACGATTCGAATTCGTGTAAGTACAAAGGTGTCGAAAAAACATCGTATATAATAGGAGGAATGTCTAAAACATCCTATATGAATTTTGCGAGGTATCCATTATGAACGAAGCTAAGTATCAGTTGCAGCTTATTAAGAAGTTGACTGACCGCTTTCCAGGGTGCCATATACAACGCAATGATCCTAAGGATATTCAAGGCATTCCCGACATTACGATCTTTTGGCATGATAGATGGGCTATGCTCGAAGTAAAAGAGTCAGCCTCTGCATCTTCTCGACCTAATCAACAACACTATGTTGAGCAGTTTGCAGACATGTCGTTCGCCGCCTTCATTTACCCTGAAAATGAAGAAGAGGTATTGGATGAACTTCAAAGATCATTCGGATCTGTTAGGTAAACACGCCTTTCTAAGTCCAAGTAGCTATCATTGGATCAATTATGATGACGAGAAATTAGCATCTCGTTTCATTTCTGCCATGGCGGCTAAAAGAGGAACCGACCTACATGAGTTTGCGCATCAAGCAATTCGTCTAGGGATCAAGATGCCTAAGAGTCGTAAGACACTTCATATGTATGTCAACGACGCTATCAATTATCAGATGACAGTTGAGCAACCGCTCTTCTACTCTGAGAATTGTTTTGGGCATGCAGACACCATTTCGTTTCGAAACCTGTTCCTTAGGGTACATGATTTGAAAACTGGTGTCCGTGCTACATCTGAACATCAACTCGAGGTATACGCAGCACTATTCTGTTTGGAATATGGGTTCACGCCCTTTGATATCAGAATTGAATTGCGTATTTACCAAACCGATGAAGTTAGAGTGTATGAACCAGACCCAGAATCAATTGCCGAGATCATGAACACGATCATTCAACATGACAGGCAGATTGAGCAACTCAAAGAAGGGAGTGTGTGGTGATTCTCGATGAAGACGACTATTTGGCACACTATGGCACTCCTCGACATTCTGGGCGATATCCTTGGGGCTCAGGTGGAGCGGAAGACGAACAAACTTCTACTCGTAATCAAGACTTTGAAGGTCTAGTAAAGGACATGCGTAAGCAAGGGTTGAGTGATCCTCAAATTGCTGAGGGTCAAGGTATTTCTACTACACAACTTCGTGCTAGAATGTCCATCGCTTCAAATGAGAGAAAAGCAGCGCTTACTTCTCAAATAGTGAGACTTCGTGAAGCTGGAAATGACAAATCAGCGATTGGTCGTCGTCTTGGTATTCCAGAAGCCACTGTCCGATCTTATTTGAAGAATTACGAGAACCAAAAAGAAGATGTCTTGCAGAGTACTGCTAACAAGCTTCGACAAGAAGTAGCTGATAAGTATCTTGTTGATATTGGTAGTGGTAGTGAGAATTTTCTGGGTATTAGTTCAACTCGTTTGAATACTGCTGCAACCATCCTTAGGGAAGAAGGATATGAGGTTCACGACCTTAACCTCCCGCAGCTTACCAACCCAGGAGCATTCACTAGGTATAAAATCCTAGCTCCTCCTGGAACCTCTCGAACTCAAGTCTTCAAAGATCGAGATAAGGTTCAACAACTTGGTGGTCCATCTGATGATGGTGGTGAAACCTATAGGAAAATTCAAGCGCCAATGGGCATATCCTCTAGTAGAGTTGGGATCCGTTATGGTCCTGACGGTGGGGATAAAGCAGACGGAGTTATGTTCGTTCGTCCTGGCGTTGCAGATGTTTCTTTGGGTAAAGCACAATATGCGCAGGTTCGTGTGCTAGTTGATGATACTCACTATCTCAAAGGTATGGCCGTATACAAGGACAATCTTCCTGAAGGTGTTGATATTCTCTTCAACACACCTAAAAAGGATACTGGTAACAAGAAAGACGCAATGAAGACCCTTGAGAGTGATGATCCTCTCAATCCCTTCGGTGCTACCATTAGAGATCAGGTTACTGAGAAAGTAAATGGTAAGGATCAACTTACTTCTGTTATGAACCTAGTTAATCAAGAAGGTTCTTGGAGTGATTGGTCAGATTCCATTTCCACTCAGATGTTGTCGAAGCAAAAACCTAAACTGATCAAATCTCAGTTGGATATGACTTTCGAACAACGTCAAAAGGAATTCAAAGAGATTTCTGCTTTGACGAATCCTACTGTCAAACAGAAGTTGCTTGAAACTTTTGCTGATGAAACTGATTCTGCTGCTGTACATCTCAAAGCTGCTGGATTCAAACGGCAAGGATGGCATGCGATTCTCCCTGTTGAATCAATTACTCCTTCAGAAGTGTATGCTCCAGGATTCCGTGATGGTGAAAGTGTTTATTTAGTTCGCTTTCCTCATGGTGGAACATTTGAGATTCCAGAACTTAAAGTCAATAACAACAACAGAGAAGCTAAACGAGCACTTGGTACAAACCCAAGAGATGCTATTGGTATTCATCATACTGTTGCTGAAAGACTTTCTGGTGCAGACTTTGACGGTGACACAGTACTGGTAATTCCTAAAGGTAGTGCTAAGCTTTCGACTGCACCAGCTTTGGATGGACTCAAAGGCTTTAACGCAAAGACGGTCTATGCTCCTTATGATGGTATGAAAACCATTGATGGTGGAACATGGAATGCTGCTAAAGGTAAACCTGATTATGGTGATAAACCACCGTCTAGTCAGTTAAAGCAAACCCAAATGGGTATTGTGTCCAACTTGATCACAGACATGACTATCCGTCAAGCTCCACTTGGCGATGTTGTTAAAGCAGTTAGACATTCACAAACTGTAATTGATGCTGAGAAACATAGCCTTAATTGGCGGCAATCAGCACTTGATAACAACATCTCCGCCCTCGCCTTGAAGTATCAAGGTAAGAAAAGTGGTGGCGCTTCAACGTTGATTTCTAGAGCTGAAGCAACACAGTGGGTGGATGAACGTAAAGGAAGATACGCTAGTGATGGTGGTCCAATTAACAAGGACACTGGGCGTAGAGAGTTCCAACCTACCAATAGAATGCGTAAGACTAAGTCTGGTGAATTGGTAAAAGCACAAGTAAGATCTAAGAGACTTGCTGAAACCGATGATGCATTTACACTCTCTTCTGGTACCCCACAAGAGAAGCTATATGCAGAACATTCAAACAAACTCAAGAACCTGGCTAATCAAGCTAGACTAGAGTTGGTTAATACACCAAACCTTAAGTCTTCCCCATCAGCAAAGAAGATTTATGCTGAAGAGATAAAGACTCTCGACGCAAAGCTTGCGATTATCGAAAGAAACCGCCCCCTTGAAAGACAAGCCCAGGTTATTGCAGGCGCCAATGTTAGAGCAAGACGCCAGGATAATCCAAGTATGGATGACGAGACTGTAAGAAAGGTCAAGAACCAGGCCCTTAATGAAGCCCGTATTAGAACAGGCGCCAAGCGTTTAGACATCAAGATAGAGCCCAAAGAATGGGAAGCCATTCAAGCCGGCGCTATCAGTCACTCCAAGCTTGATCAGATCCTTGATAAAGCGGACCTAGAGCTAGTAAGGAAGCTTGCCACACCTAAACCATCTAGGATCATGACTTCAGCTAAGACTCAAAGAGCTATGCAAATGCTAGCTAGTGGAGCGACAAGAGCTGAGGTTGCTGATGCTTTGGGTGTGTCACTATCCACACTAGATGAATCCATTAGTGGTACTGATGATGAGTAATCAACAACATAACAACATCATAGTTGTAACTAAAGAAAGGATGAATGATGGTTGAAGCAATGCTAACAACGTATGACAATCCTCATGATCCTTTTACTGATTACGATTCTTGGTACCAGTGGGATGAAAGGGCCGGCTACCACACACCATCGTTCCTTGCTCGGATTGCGAATGTTTCTGTTGAAACCTCGGAGCCCGACCAGGTGCTTGCTATCAATCAAGCAATCGATGAGATCGTGAAGGAGAATACTTTAGCGATGTATCGAAAGGTAACTCGCGAAGTTCCAGGTTAGTTGGTAGAGAGATTGAGTTTGCATAGGGGGAGGGGGGTCTCGCAGAATCTCCCCCCCTTATGCAT